TCTATTACTTCTATGTTTCCTTGTTTATAGTGACTTGGGTTTATGTTGTCCTTGGTCATACTTGTCTCCTTTACTTATGTGGTTAAATCCTAAATCCTTCAATAGATGCAAGGTGGTTATCATACTAGCTATGATTCTATCATCAACATCCAAACTAGTGGTGGCTACTCTTCCTATTGCTTCATCAATACTTATCTTCGTACTCACCTACTAACTCCACAACAGCGTAATTCTCGTCCTCTATTCCACCAAAGTCAGATGAGAAGCCAGTAACATACTCGTAGTTATCATCTTTAATTACACCGTACTCAACCATAGCATCCATAAGGAATTTATGAAGAGGAGCGGTATAGTTATCAATGTCCTTCTTACGCTTATTATTAAAGTGAAGAGTGTATTCAGGTCTAAGTGTTTTAAACTTAGGTAACTGCTCACACCATTCTCTAACTATCTCGTGATAGTTCTGCTTGATGTTATTACGCTGTGTGTAATGCATAGGTAACCAAGTATTAGTAGACAGTAACAACTGCCGTTTCTTACTTCCTCTTCCTTTCCAGTAAAGAGGCAGAGGCAGTATCGCTTTAATGCGTGTTGTACCAAGTTTCTCCATCTTGTGCTTCTCCTTCAAGTTTAATTCTAAAGTTAAGAAGGCTAGTAACTTCAGCAAATGAAGCCTCCGCTATTTTCTTAACTTCATCTACTTGAGATTCTAACACTTCCATCTGTACTTCATCGTGGATATTACCTACCATTGTAGCATCATATTCTTTAAGGTTGTTATACAATGCAACAGTATAGTATTTCATAACATACGCACCTGCTGACTGTAGTAGTGTGTTTAAAGCAGCGTGTGGGCTTCGTATATATAACCTACGTCCTGTAAGACCAGTGATGTACCCTTTCTCAGCACTCTTAGTAACAGAGTTAATCAGCTTCTCTAAGGCAGGTAGTGTCTTAAAGAACTTAGCCTTAAGTGCCTTACCTTCCTTAGCCTTACCACCAACAATAGAACCAATCTTACCATCACCTGCACCATATAAGAATGCATAGATAAAGGTTTTAGCTTGTCCTCTTCCTTTCTCATATTCAGGACTACCTTTTACCCAGTCCTCTTGCATAAGACCAGCGGCTATACCATTAACACGGTGTATGTCATCCTCTAACACCTGCTTACCATAGCTTCCTTTATCCCACTTAGCCATATAGTGAGCTAACATCCTAAGCTCTAGTCCACTAGCATCAACACCTACAATGCGATAGCCCTTCTTAGCTTTGAATAACTCTCGGCATTCCTTACCTCTGAATGCACGGCTACTAGGAGTCTGTGCTATATTAGGCTTACGATGAGTACATCGTCCTGTTACTGCTCCTAGTGTATCTAGCTGACCGTGTATCCTATCATCACCACCTACTAGTTTTAACCAAGCATTGTTACCCTCAGCTACCATACCAATTAGCTTGTTTATATCAAAGAACCTGACAAGTAACTTAGCTTCGTTCCACTTTAACTTACTAAGCACATTGCTATCTACAATTGGGTTACCCTTCTCAGACATCTTAGGCTTCCACCCATATAAGTCCCCTAACCAAAGAGCAATATGTTGTCTAGAAGCAGGGTTGAACGGGGTGTATTCAACAGAGCTGTTCTTCCAATGAGCTACACCTAGTCTATTGAATGGAACTCTTGCATAGTTCTTCTCGCCTTTGTAAATATATTTAGGTTTGAATGTTTCATACAACTCCTTTTCAATCTCTTCCTTGTCTCTCATTAACTCAACGTGTAGCTTCTGAGCCTTATCTACATCAAACAACCATCCAGTAATAGTTTGTTCAGTTATTACCTTAGCAAACTCTTGCTCAATGCGTAAGGCTTCATCAGGCACCCATTCCTTAGTAAGTAGCTTCTTCCATACTTTGTAAGTCAGTTTAACATCTTGCTTACAGTAGATAAGCATATCCTCATTGTAGGAATCCCAAGCATCCTCTTGTTCACCATAATCACCTTTGTAGAAATCAAGACGTGCACCCCAAGCCTTTAAAGAATGTCTACCTTTAAGACGTGGACTTATGTTCCTACATTCATCCATTGTATGCATATTGTAGTAGGCTAACTTACTCAGGATAAGAGTATCGACAACCGTATCACTTAATGATATGTTTGGGTATAGTTTACGTATCACTGGTATGTCGTACCCAATGATATTATGACCAACTAGAGTATCAAACTTACTTAATATTTCAAGTCCTTGTCGTATCTGCCAAGGTTTAAAGGAATAGAAGTGTTGTTCCTCTACAGCATATATAACCATACAATGGATAGTATGCACCTCATCAAGTAAGCCATTAGTTTCTAAGTCAAAAATCGCTGTCGACATCATCAAACTCCTCTTCTTCTTCGATGTGGGAAATTCTACCTGTCTTGTGGTCGTAGTTTAAAGTATCTGCTCGTCCTAACATACCGCCAAACCTATTCTTAAGGATACGGATACCTATGTTATCGCCAGAGGTAGTCGATTGAGCATCTCTCTCTAAGCCTACAACACCATCAGATAACTGAGCAATAGCACCTGAACCACGTAGCTGAGATAATGTAATCTGAGCACCGTCCTCGTGTCCTTTATCACCACTAGCACGTCTTAGATGACTGATTAATAACATACCTACATTAGTTTCTTCAACTACCGAACGTAACATAGTCATTAAGTTATCAATAGCTCTACGCTCATCACCCCCTTCCATACCTGATATAACAATAGAGATATGGTCTAGTATGATGAAGTCTACACCACAGTTATGTATCATAACCCTAATCTTAGACATTAGGTTTTCAGTCTCCATTGAGCCAAAGTGGTCATAGAGGTATAGTCTATCTTTGCCGATGGTTTCTTCCCACGCTTCCTTCTCTTCCTCATCAGTAAGCTCATTATCAAAGAACAAAGGTTTGTTACTATACATACCTAGGAACTTAGTCAGAGTGGTTCTCCAATTCTCTTCTAAAGCAATATAACCAATCTTCTGTTTTTGTCGTAGCATCAAGTCGTAAGCAATCTCTCTTACTACAGTAGACTTACCCATACCCGAACCTGCTGTAAAGGTAACAATCTCTCCTTTACGTAGACCCTTAAACATATTATCCATCTTAGGATAGGGGTAGGCACTTGTTTCAAATACTGATTTCTCTTTGTACTTGTCCCATAACTCAGAGCCATTAAGAATACCATCTGGTCTCCATTCCTTAGCATCGTAAGTAGCGTTAACAACTGCTGCTTTACCTTCTGCCACTAGCATCTCGTTAGCATCTTTGTATTGAGTAGATATAACCTTAACCTTACCTGGGCTTAGGAGAGGCATAACTGCTTCTACAGCATCCTTACCTGCTTGGTCGTTATCAAACCATAATACAATATTATTAAAGCCTTCTAGCCACTCTAGGTTCTTCTTAATCACAGTTGCCGCAGACTGTGCACCATTAGGTAACGATACAACAGGGTACTTGGCATCGAATGCTTCTGCTACTGATAGAGCATCAACCTCCCCCTCAGTAATAATTACCTGTCGCCCCTTGTCTCTGAACAACTGCTTACCAAACATAACACTAGGGTTTACAGTTCCTATTGCTCTGAATGATTTATCTTTAAATCTAACCTTCTGTCCAACCAAGTTGTTTTGGTCGTCATAGTAGTTAGCTAAGTATGCAGGACTCCCATCAATCTCTGCTAGGTGATAACCATATTTACGACAGGTCTTAGCACTAAGTCCTCGTCCTTTAACATCTAGGTATTCACCGTGTAATAATTCGTCTCTCATTGTATTTCTCCTTGTGTTTGTAGTTACTTTTTGTTTTCTTTCGCCTGTATAAGTAGATTTAGCACAACTGAAACAATAGGTGTTATTTGTATATTCACTTAAAGCATCAGTTGAACCACAATCGGGACAGGGTAGATGAGCCTTTATTAGCTCACCATCATCTTGTTCCGAATGTCTCACTAGAAGTCTAGGTCATCGTCAGCGAAAACTGACTCAGTAGCTGTAACAGTAGCAGGTGCAACATAACCACCATCTACTGCTTCAAACCCACTAGAAGCTTTGCCGTACTCAATCAAATCAATAATCTGTACAGCATTCAATCTGAAGCTAATACCTACTGTGTTAGTAGAAGCCATATGATACAGCTTAGGGAATACCTTAGCTCTAACTCGGCTACCGTTACCAACTAATGGACAACCTTCGGTAATGTCTTTACCTGTGCTATCTACGATAGGCATAATCTGAGGTTCTTTATTATAGTCTAGAGCAAACTGCTTTGTTCTTAACTCTAACTCACCTGTTAGATTACCGTCCTTGTCTTCTGCTTCACGGAATAGGTCAGCTTTAACTAATGACTTCTGCTTCTGAGGCTTAAGCTCAGCAAACACCTCATCATAGTAGTTATCTAGTAGTGTCTGCATACTAGCTTTAAACTCTGTTACTTCCTCAGGCTTAAATATAATACTCATACTAAACATAAGTACTGGATTAAATTTATTAGCTTGAGGCTCAGTTACTTTAGCCCATAATGCGTTACCTGTTGGTGTTACTACTGCTTTTACTTTTGTATTTGACATTTTCAGTCTCCTTTTATTTTACTTGTGGCTTGATTGCCGTTATATATTCTAACATAAGAACATATAGGTAGAGTAACTAAAAGGGAGGAGGGCAATGAAAGAACCCAAAATCTAATTACTCTAACTATATATACTATATTTAATAAATATAACACATATTGCTTACTTCTGTTTATTACTACTACTTCTATTAATGTTTCTTAGTAGTAGTAGTTCTTACTTGTTTCTGTTCTATATTTTTAATATATTATATAGGGGTTTGTATCTCTGTATATAAGTATGTTATTAAACTTCTCATTCACACTTTTCATAGTTTGTCAACTAAATATGTAGTTGCTTTCCCAAACATCTTGAATATTTAATGTATACAACATTACTTCATCTGGATGTTTTATTTTTACATTAGGTAGCTTAGCTTGTAACTGCTCATACCACTCAGCTAGAGGCTCACTCATAAACAACTCAACATAACTATCACGTACTGCATTGTTTAGGTGTTCTACTTCTGTACAAGGAACAGCAAAACTATCGTGTATTAAAGCAAAGCTAGTAACATCATAGTCAGTCGCTAACCTCTCTACTGTTAACATCATAAGAGTAGCATCCAGTGAGTGAATGAAGTTAGGGGCAATAGAGCTAGACTGCTTCCTACTATCTATGTTATCAGTTAAGTATGAGAAGCGTAAATAACCTGCTTGTGTCATTATTTGCTTCTTCTTTCTCTTCTGACTAGCTTGTATAACAGGGAAATTAAATATAGGTGTCTTCCATACTAATGGTTTATTAGATAGATTAAAGTGTTTGGTTATTTCTTTAATATACTCCTGTCCTACGATAGCACCCTTAACAACCTCATAGATAGCTTGTGTGTTTAGATGTGTTAGTAACTTAATACTTACCCACTTCTCACCTTTCCAAAACTCTTTACCATCGTCCTGTGCCTCATCAAACAACTCTCTCAGTTGGTCGTACATACCTCTTTGTGTTACTGAGTATGGTTGTGTCATAACATTACGCTTAGTCTTCTTCCTATCTATTTTACCTTTAAGACCATTAGCTTCTACGTATGTTTTAACCTCGGTAAAATTACCCTCGGAATCTGTGAACGTAAACTCTTTAGGATAATCCCCACTCATTAGTCTGCGTTCTACTACATCAGCTACTTCCTTATAGATATCAGCAGGTCTACCTGTATCGTTATTAATTACATTTACTGCTCTTGCTCCTTCCTCATCCATTAATAACCCAGAATAAATCTGAATACCACTACAAGTAGCATCAAGTGGTACAGGATAATGTACTAACTTACCCTCTAACGCATCTGAGAGTGCCTTACAGCCACTTAAAAACATTAGTGGTTCATCTGCCTCAGTCCAGAAAGAAGTCATCTCTAATGGACTCTCAGAACATCTCAGTATATCTTTTAAGTTCTCATCTACATACTCTACTCTCTCATCATATGTTAGTTTGTCATAACCCCTAGCATTAGCAAGTGCTACCTTCAACCAATAAATACCTTCTTCCGTTGGTTCTACTCCATCTGCAAACTCCATCAAGGCTTTAACATTACTTGTTGCCTGTGGATTAAATACTTGTTGTACTGGGTATAACCTACCTCTGAAGTCTGCTTTATATGAGAAGTAGAATTTATCATACTTCTTAAATTGTTTAGCAATATCGAAAGCAACAGCATATATAATCCTTCTGCTGTTATTTGCTTCTAACTTCGCCAATACTTCCTCTCTTCGTTTGTAGTAGGCTGTGTAGTCAGCTCTGTTCTCGTGTCTTGTGAAGCCCCTTTCATCTTTAAATACCTCACCAAATTGCTCGGGCTTTACTAGGTCATCTACTTTAACAAACTCTTGATAAGGTAGTCCTGCAATACACTTAGGATTATCCTTTGGCTTAGAGTAGTCGGTAATGTTATTCTCTAGTATATTCTCAACCACATCAAACAACCAAGTGTTAATCCTCCAAGAGGTGGCTTGTATCTTATTAACGACATTATATAATCTTCTTAGGTCTAGTCCTTCTTCTATTAGGTCGCGATATATTCCACGCTGTTTACTATTCTTAAGTTTAATAAACCCTTTACAATCTGAATGATAGTAACCACCACAAGTACCTTCGTCCCACTCTCTCGGCTCAATTACTAAAGGCTTGTAAGTGATTGATAATTCAGTTAAAAATTCCTGTATTCCTCCAACAACCTTCTCAGCTTCATCTGTTAACTTATAGTAGTAGAGAGGTGATTTACGTGCCTTCTTAGTGTTATCAGTGTGCCTCTTAAATTTCTCAAACAATCCTAGGTTAGCTTTAATAAGTAAATCAAATAGAACAACACCTGACTCTATCGGTATTTCCTCTACTTCCTCTTCAGCTAACAACTGTGCTAGTCGTTTCTTCCTAGAATTAACATAGTCCTGCCCTCTCTTCTTATATTCATATTCAATATAGGCAAACAACTTAGGCTCTTGTTCTTTAAAGGTTTCAAGTAATATATCATTCTTTAAAGTCCTCATAAGCAGACCTATTAATTGCTGTGTTGAGGCAGGGCGTTTCATAACACTAGTTATAGTACTAGATATGATTATAAATGCAAGTACTTCCTCTCTTCCTTTATAATGAAGTAAAGGTTTTCTCTTTGTACTAGCTTTACCTCTAAGGATTGATGCAAAGTATTCTTTAATAACTACTACCAAGCGGTCTACACCTAGCTTCTGTAAGGCAATTCCTTCAGCAGTAACATTACCCTTATCACTATCTACTAGTGTTAGGTAGTTATTAATAACCTTTGAACGTGCTTCAGTTAGTTGTAGGTCTTCT